GTTGTTCGTTGGTGATTTAGCTCATGTAATTATGACGGGAATGCCTTTAAGATTGAACCGACCGAAACCACCAAGTAGACGAGTTGTTGCGAAAAAATGATTATGAATGGACGGTGAACACATGACAATCTACGAACGATTAGACGATGAAACAAAACGTAAACTTAATGCGGTTCATCGTCCACAGAAGAAAGACAAACGTAAGTATAGTGAGCGTGACATTAAAGAATTAATGGGCGTGAATCGGGATACTTACAAACGTAGTAATGGGAGGGTGAAACGTAAATGAAAATAACTAACGAAACAATTCCTTTAATCGAAAAGGCATTAGGCTTTGAATTATACGAATGGCAACGCGCTTACTTATTGGGTGAAATATATGTAAAACCTACAGAGCGAGCTACAGGTAGAACGACAGCTTACATTATCAAACTATTATTAACTAATCGTGAACCTATCAACATTAAGTTTGATGCTATGAAATATAAGGACTATCACAGTGTACAGTACACTCATTTCTTCCGTAATTTCATGAGGGAGATTGACGAGAAGTTAACTGCTGTTGGATTACCTACTTGTTCGGTTAAGCCGAAACCAATCCGAGGTATCACGATTGATTTAGGTGTCGACACAAATAAAATGCAATTAAAGTTACGTGCAATCGCTAAGCATACCGAAGCATTAGCAAATGAATTAGATGCTATTGATAATGCATGGCAATGTCCTAATTGTGGCGAAAGCAACTATGACGATTACTTTGCAGGAAAAGCATTTAAACATCGTGTATGCAACGCTTGTAATATTTTGTATGACGGTCAAGACATTACAGATGATGATTTACCAACACGCTTAGAAGGTAGCGAGTGACACCATGCAATACGATTTCAAAAAGAAATCCGAACGCAAACGTTTTTATAAAAGTAATGTTTGGCGTGGGGTGAATGGAGTAAGGAATCAAGTCATTAAACGAGATAGAGAATGCCAATGGTGCAAACGTGACGGGCTTGTTACAACAGGCGACATGGGCACACTTGAAGTCGACCATATCATTGAACTCGAACATGGTACATACCAAGATGCAATCAACCTAGACAACTTACGCACGCTTTGCAAACACCATCACAATCAACGACACAATCGTTTCGACGGACGAACATGCAAAGCTGCAGAGAAAAAATTCGATGATGAAAAATGGTGAGCACCCCCCATCGAAAAGGTTTTATAAAATTTTAAAACTCTTGGGACCGGTGGGGGGAAGTGACTGTCTGGATTTTTTTATTTTCAAATCAATTTTAAGGGCATTTCTGAACGTTTACAGACGTTTGAGGAATAGCCCTATTTGTCGTCCATCCGAATAATTAGAAAGGCGGTGACGCTATGGAAATACCGGCATACGTCACTGACTATATTCAGTCGTGGCGAGATGGAAAAATAGTGTTAAACAAAGAAAGAATTTTACTCATTGAATGGTTAGAAGCGGATATTTTAACGATGGACAATGTGTATTTTGATATGCAACAGATTGAAGATTATATCCAATTTACAAACGAGCGTTATTTTCTATTGCAACCTTTTCAAAAGTTTGTTTCTTGCTTCGTCTTTCTTCGATATACAGAAGATGAAACTTTAGTGTTTGATGAATTTTTAATTTATATGGCGCGTGGTGCTGGTAAGAACGGATGGATTTCTTCATTAGCTGATTTCTTTATTAGTGAATTACATGGCATTGAAAATTACAATGTATCAATTGTGGCCAACAGCGAAAAGCAAGCTAAGACATCATTTGTGGAAGTCTATAACAAACTCAATAGTAAAGATGAATACAAAGGGTCTTATAAGGTCCGCAAAGAAACGATTGAAAATATCAACACGATGTCAGTCTTTCAATTTCACACAAGTAATGCAGGAACGAAAGACGGTTTGCGTGACGGCTGTGTAATTTACGATGAAATACATCAATATGAAGATTCGACGATTGTCGATGTATTTGCTTCCGGGCTGGGTAAAGTTGCAGATTCAAGGCAATTTTATATCGGTACTGATGGTTATATTCGCGATGGTTTTATCGACAAAATCAAAGAGCGTGCAATGAATATCCTGGAGCGAAAAGTTAGTGTTGAAGATGATTCCCTCTTCCCCTTCCTCTGCTGTGTGGATGACGAAGAAGAAATGCACGATTCAACTAATTGGGAAAAAGCTAATCCGATGTTCCACAAGCCATTATCACCATATGCTAAAACGCTTTTACGTGTTGTTACAAAGCAATATCGCAAGCTTGATAATGACCCGAGTGGCTACGAAGAATTCATTACCAAACGAATGAATCTACCGAAAGTGAACCTTGAAAAAAACGTAACAACGTGGGAGAAAATCTTAGCGACTAATCAAGAATACGATTTAGCTAGTTTAAAAGGTCGTGAGTGTATTGGTTGCGTTGACTATGCATCCATTCGCGATTTTGTAGCTTGCGGTCTATTGTTCCTAAAGCAAAACAAATACATTTTGCCGAAGGAATTAACTTACTCATATGTCTGTAAACCATTTGCAGATAAGCACTATGCATACAGCCGCGATAAAGCAGAAGGTAACAACAAAAAAGACCATCGTAAATTTGCACCGATACGAGAATGGGAAGAGAAGAAACTTTTAAAAGTATTGGACAAAGAATCAATGGATCCATTCATTGTCGTGAAATGGTTTGTTGATATGCGTGACAAAGAAGGTTGGAATATCAAAAAAATCATCGGTGATAATTTCCGAATGGAAATCTTACGGCCGTTATTTGAAAAAGAAGGCTTTGAAGTTGAAGTCATTCGTAATCCGGATGCAGCGAGTGCGTTGTTAGCACCGAAAATCGAGCTTGCGTTTGATGAAGAACGAATCATATGGGGAGACAACCCTTTAATGAGGTGGTATTGCAATAATGTACTCGTTGAGATTAATAACAAGGGCGAAAAAACTTATAAAAAGAAAGAACGAGTGAAGCGCAAAACAGACGGATTCATGATGTTTTTATACGGTCTATGGGCAACTCGTGATTTAGAAGATTATGATGTTGACGACACATTAGATGCACTAGATGCGCTGAACTTTTAAGCTGCCGCTTCCTCTGCATCTGTGGAAGGTATGAGGGAGGAGGTGAAATAGTTAAATGGGATTTTTATCAAATGTTTTTCAACGTAATAAAGAACTTGATTCATCATACGAATTTAATTTCGAGGGATTTGAAGTCGAACAACGCGCTTATTTGAAAACAATGGCTTTAGAGGTTTGTATCGGTTTTATTGCTCGTACAGTGGCGATGGCTTCTTTTCGTATTTCGCAAAATAACAAACGTGTTTATGATGATTGGGATTATTTACTCAACGTTAGACCAAACACAGACCAATCAGCAGCGGAATTTTGGCAAGACTTTACTTATCGTGCCATCCACAATAACGAGGTATTAGTGGTAATGAACGATAGCGGTGATTTATTAATCGCTGATTCATTTACACGAAAGGAATACGCTATATTCCCCGATACATTTTCGAATGTAACGGTAAAAGATTATACATTTCAACGTACTTTCAAAATGGATGAAGTCATTTACATTACTTACAACAACGAAAAATTGACAAAGTTCATGAAGGGATTATTTGCCGATTATACAGAATTGTTCAGTCGTATGATTCAAACAAGCATGTTCAGCAATCAAATTCGCGCTACTGCTGGGATGGATGCCAACCAAGAATTAAGTGCCGAAAAGTTAGCGAAACTTCAAAACTTTATCGACAAAATGTTCAATGCCTTTAAAACGAAAGTATTTGCAATCGTGCCGAAGTTAAAAGGTTTCGAATACACGGAAATTACGAACGGTACAAACGGCGGTCGTTCAATTGAGGATATTACACGAATTTCCGACAAAGCAGTTGAGCATGTAGCGCAATTAATCGGTGTGCCAGTCGCCCTAGTTCGCGGTGATATGTCCGAATACGAAACAGCTTTAAAAGCTTACGATAAATTTTGCTATAGTCCATTTTTAAAGAAAATTTCTGATGAATTGAACAACAAGACAATTGAGAAGAAGGATTATCAAAATGGGCGCAAAATCGAAGTGTACGGCATCGAAATAGAGGACCCGTTACAACGACTTGATAAGGTCGATAAGGGAATTGCGAGTGGTGCTATTACGCCAAACGAAGGGCGCGTTAAGTTCTTGAGAATGGAACCGTCTGACGATCCGGCAATGGATAAGCATTACATCACGAAAAATTATCAAGAAGCACAATATTCGAAGGGAGGTGAAAAAAACAATGAAACGACTGTTTAATTACAAAAATACGCAATTTGATAGTCAATTAGCGGCGATTCCGCATAATTTTGCAGTTAAACATGATGATGATAAAAACGTATCTGAATTTACGATTTACGGCGTCATTGGCGAATCATGGTGGAGTGATAAATATACATCGGCAAGTGATGTTGATAACGCATTGAATGAAGCAGCTGGTAAAGATATTTTAATTCGCCTTAATTCGCCGGGTGGTAGTGCATTTGATGGCATTGCTATTTACAATCGTTTACTTGCTTACAAAGAAGAATTCAAAGCAAAAATCACGGTACGCGTTGACGGTTATGCATGTTCTGCCGCATCTGTTTTCCCGTTAGCAGCAGATGAAGTTATCATGGGCGCAGGTACAATGTACATGATTCATGAAGCGTCTACGTGGACAGGCGGCACGAAAGGTACATTCCGTTCACAAGCTGATTTACTCGAAAAGCTAGAAGATGGCATTATCGATATTTACGCAACAAAGGCGAATGTATCACGCGATGAAATTCGAGAAAAGGTCGATGCAGAAACGTGGTTTAGTGCGCGTGAAGCGGTCGAAATCGGCTTTGCTACTTCCACATCATCATCTGTGGAGGACGAAGACGAGGAAATCGCTAATTTAAAAAATCAATTGCAATCAATGCAAGCGCAAATCGAAAATTTAACAAATCAACAAAAACAGGAACCAACGCCAGTTGAGCCGCAAAAGCCGACTAACAAGCGTAAAGGGTTCCTTTTTTAATACACAATTTTAGGAGGGTCATATAGATGACTATGAAATTAAAAAATCATACAGAGCAATACGAAGATGCAAAACTAAACTACGCTAACGTAGTGAAAAACGAAGAATCTACACCGGAACAAATTGAAGCCGCATGGGTAGCTATGCAAGACGCAATGACAAACTCGTTAACAAAACAAATTACTGACCAGGTATCTGCTAACACAGTTGATCAAGTTGTTTTATCAAATCGCGGTGCTGACGTATTAACTGCCGAAGAAACAAAATTCTTCAATCAAGTCGTACAATCTGATGGCTTCGCGGATGAAGTTATTTTACCGGAAACGGTTGTTGAACGTATTTATGATGATTTAAAAAACGAACATCCACTTTTATCGGTTATCAACTTCCAAGACCTCGGAACAGTTACTTTAACAGCTATTACATCTGATTATGAAGGTGCTGCTGTATGGGGTCCTATTTTTGGTGATATTAAAGGTCAATTAAATGCTGCATTTACGCAAGAAAATATTTCTCAATCTAAATTAACAGCGTTCGTAGTATTACCAAAAGACCTTTCGAAATTCGGTCCTAAATGGGTTGAAGCGTATGTGCGTGCTCAAATCACAGAAACGTATGCAGTAGCTTTAGAAAATGCAATCATTAACGGCGCTGGACCTGTAAAGCATGAGCCAATCGGTTTAGTTCGCGATTTAGCGGCAGCGGTTGACCCAACAAACGGTCACGCTAAAAAAACTGCAGCAGGCACGTTAACACTTACTGATTCTAAAACAACTATTCGTGAATTTGCCGGAATCGGAAAATTATTATCTGAAACTGCGAAAGGTAAAAAGTTAAACGTTGGCGGTCGTGTTGGTATCGTAATCAATCCGGCTGACGCATGGGATTTAAAAGCGGAGTTCACTGTGCAAAACGCATTAGGTGAGTATATCACGAAATTACCATTCAACTTCACTCTTATCGAATCTGTATTTGCTACACAAGGTGAAGTAATTGCATTCGTTAAAGATCGTTATGATGCATACCGCGGTGGTGGCGTTGAAGTGACTGAGTACAAAGAAACTTTAGCGCTTGAAGATTGCAATTTACACGTTGCGAAAACATTTGCATTCGGTAAAGCACGCGATAATAAAGTTGCTGCAGTTTATACATTATCAATTGGTACAGAGACTCCTTAATTGGGGTCTCTAGCCTTTTAAGGAGGGATAACGATGTATAAGGTTATTCGCAAATTTAAGGACAAAGACGGGCGTATTTACGTACCTGGTGACGATTACCCACACGTAGATACTAAAAAGCCGACAAACGCACGAATTAAAACTTTATCTTCCACAAACAACAAGTATGGTCAGATTTATATCGAGAAAATCGAAGAAAAAGCAGAAGAGTAGGTGAGTTAAATGTCAGCTGTAAACGAAATCACAGAAGAGCTATTAGCTGAATTTAAAGAGCGCATGAAGCTAAGTGATGATGAAGATAGCAATTTAACTCGTATTCTGAAAGCTTCCATTGAAGATTTAATCGACAAGTGCGGCCAATATGATGTGCATACAAGCGAGCGATTTAAAGAATTAGTTTTTGAACGTAGCCGATATGCATATAACGATGCACTTGAATATTTTGACGGTAATTTTCAAACGCAGATCACGACATTAGGTGTAGCAATGGCGCTTACTGAAATCCCTTCTTCATCTGTGGAGGGCGAGACAAGTGAAATCTAATAAATACAATTACAACAATCAAACAGGCATGTATCGTAATAAAATCCTTTTACGACAACGAGTAGTTGTTCAAGATGAATTATTGCAAGATATTGAGGATTACGCCGATTATGGTACGTTTTGGGCAATGGTGAAAACATCGAAAAATAACGAAACGATTGTAGCGGGTCAGGAATCAACAAAGATTCAAAAGCGCTATGTATTAAAGTATTCGTCACGTTTGGATGATTTTATTAATGCCGAAAAAACATCATTTGAGGTCGTCCACAATGGTATTATTTACGATGTAAAAGAAGCTATCGACGATAACGATTTACACGATACCATTACAATTTATGTAGAGGGGCGTGTGTAAATGGCAAACGGCGTATTTAATGTAAATCAGTTAGCTGATCAAATTGCGAATATAATGCGCGAATATGGCAATGTAACGCAAGCTCAAGTTGATGATATAGCCGAACAAGTGGCAAAACGTGGCGCTTTAAAATTAAAAACGGGTGGCTCATTTAAAAATATTAGTGGTGACTATCGTAAAGGTTGGCGAGCTAAGAAGGTGAAGGGGAAATGGATAGTGCATAATGCTACGAATTATCAGCTTACACACCTTTTAGAAAAAGGTCATGCACTTGCTAACGGCGGCCGTTCAAATGCATACCCGCATATTGCGCCAGTCGAACAAGAAATGATTGAGGAATTCGAACGTGAAATTCGGGAGGTGTTAGGCGGATGATTAATACACTCGCACAACTTGCACAAGGTTTAAACGCTATTTATCCCACACGCTACTCGCATTTTACAAGTAAGCAAACACTACCGTTTATTTGCTATCTTGACGATGGCGAGGACAACTTTTACGCCGATGATGATGCACTTGTGGAAGGCACACTCGTTAGTATCGAACTCTATACAAAAAATAAA